CAAGAACTGCAAGCAGAAGGTTTAGTCCCTCATGTGATTCACGCTCTGAGTGACCAGAGTAAACGGTAATAGATTTGTCAAACTCAATTGAGTCAGCCTTTGCATAATACTTTCCAGCAAACCATGGGGATCTTTCAATCTTTGATTTAAAACCTTTAAAGAAAACATTCTTTGCTTGTTGTGCGTTAATAGCAACATTGATTAGGTCAATAGCATCTCCAGAGGGCTTACCAAAATACTTTGCTGGATCTTTAAGGCATAGAAGTTTGTATACAATATATGAGCATGCTACAGTTGATGTAAAGTCTTTACCAGAACCCTTGCCAAGTTGCAGAATAATTTCATTCTTTGTGTATTTGTCGTAATATCTTAATCCTTTTTCTTCACCCATTATGTTTATCAAATCTTCTTTACGATATATTTGGCTCATCGCCTCAACAATATCGTACTGAATATCAGACAAAGGTGGTTGCCCAAGGTATTCTTCTCCCTCAACAAATGTCCTTGCGTCTACTGGCATCTCATTAAAATGATCATCCTGTAGTGCCTCAAGGAACTCATTGAACATCGTGGACAACGGTAATCACCTCATTGTCTTTTGCAAATGAAGAAAGCCTACGCATAATTTCATCACGAACCTGTGGATACTCTGAGGCAATATCTTTTAGAATAAGTACAAGAATTTCTTGACGCTTTTCAATTTCCATCATCTCTTCTGCAAGTTCTTTATTCTCAAGTAGGCCAGCCTTTTGAAGCATATCGATACGCTTAGACTCAATATCCATTACAAGTTTGATAGCAGCAGTCTTTGCGCTAAGATTGTTTGTCATAGATGCCTCATCAATAACTTCGTATGTACGAGAAACCAACTTGCTGTAGTGAGTGTCTGCTGCAGCCAGGGCTTCTTTGGCACGAGCACGAATAGCATCATTAGCAGATGCCATAACTTTCCACTCATTAATAAGAGTTACAACTCTTTGTCTTGGTATTGAGAGTTGCTTAGAGATAACTGTTGGATCATTTCCCTTAAGGTATTCTTCTACTACCTGATTTACTTGATCAAGGTGCTTAACTAAATCATCTTCAGTTGACATACTTGCCCTCTAGTCTGTTTATCTCATCTTTAATATAAAAGATTGCTTTTTCAAGATCCTGAATTGTTTTTGCCTCATCTTTAAGTCCTGCTCTCCAAAGATACTTGAAAGCATTACCGATATTAAAATTACGATGACGAGTTATCTCAATACACTCAATACCAGACGGGTCTGATGTATAGTGTAATGGATTGTTTACTTGGTCAACGGTTATGGTTAGATTATCACTCATAAGATTCCTCTTCGTCAGATTCCCAATCAAATGTTTCTGGAATACCTTTTAGCGCAGCAAATGCAAAGGCAAAGCCAACGCTGCCTGCTACAGCAAGTGCTACTAATGCTTTTTCAAATTTATTCATCGCTTTGATTTCCTTAATCCAAATTTAGCAAGGTATACGTAGATAGTTTCCAAAGAGCATCCACATTCCTTTGCAATCTCTTCTGGTGTTTTTTTATCCATAAGATATCTCTTACGCATAAATGTTTCACTTGTATATAGTTTAGCAGACATGAGACTAGTTGTCAACTCCAATTGCCTTACCCCAATTCTTTAGTGCCCAATGACCAATCCCGCAGGCATCTGCGACATCGTTATCTGTAATTGTTCTGTCATAGATTGTGTTGATAAAATTAATAGTTCTTTCTTTGCGAAGCATACGCTCATAAGCCTTGTAGTATGACTCAGACTTTCCAGGTGTCTCTGCTCTAATTAAAAGTTGTTCTTCTTTAGATATTTTTTTGTTTCCAATATAGTTTTGCCAAGTAATAGGAGAAACCTTTCCTATAACCTTTGTGCCAGTTTGTCCTGCTGATCCAAGGATTGCACCTTGAACTAAGGCAAGGTCTGCTGCTGTCTTTGGGCTATTCATAAATACAGTGTGCTCAATTACAATCGCTTCAAACCCACCGTATATTTCAAAAAACGCTTTTACTTTTTTACCAGCATCCATAACTTTTTGATAGATATCATTTCCTTCAAAGTTTATTTTGCCGATAGACTCAAGATTATCTTCAACGAACAGGGCAAAGGCAAGACTATTAGTACTAGCATCAATAGCACAAATTCTTTGTGGCTTTAGTTCTAGCCCCCACTTATTCTTTACCATTTGTTTTACCCTTTATCTGCTTAATTGCTTTTGTAACTGCGTCTGGATTTATTGCACAAGAAGAGCATATTGCATCATCGTTATATATAGAGAGTGGAGAAGAGCAAGATCTGCAAAGTCTTGTCTTCCCCCTTCTTTTTTGTCTTTTTGAATGTAGATATCTCTCAGCAATTTTTTCTTTTGTTGCTAGATCTCTACATTCTGCAGAGCAGTATATTTGGTATGATACTGACTGCTCAAAATTTTTATCGCAAAACTTACAATTCTTCACCGAGAATCTCCAAGGGCGCTATTTTTATTACGCCTGGACCTGCAGACTCACATGCTTTTTTAATTGGGCATGACTTGCATATCTTGGAGTTTGATCTATAGTTTTTGTTTGGCAGGGTTTTGTCTTCCCATGTCTTGCGAACTAATCTCATCCAATCAAATGCCTGGTCTACCCACCGACGGTAATGATCGTTTACATCTACAGGTATCAAAAGAAGTTCATGATTATTTTTATTTTCATAAATCATGACACCTGTTGGTCTCTTTAAGATCTTCATATAAATAAGCAATTGCATTAGGTGACCATTCTTGGCCTTGCCTGATGCTTTTCTATATTCAAACCCTTCGTTCATCATTGTTTTAATTTCACCAATGAGTTCTTCTCCCTGCCAATCAAACATAACATCACCATATCCAAAGATGGGTGGATCATCATGCTTAATCTTAAACTCTGTAGTGGCCTCGTTATTTTCATCACGATAGACCTTAACAATACCAGCATTCATCATTGCATTTTGAATTCTTGCATGAGACAAAGTTCCAGCAGTCATATTTGCTGCTGCATACGCATCTGCATTATCTTCAAACATCTGACCATCAAAAGCAAGGTACCAATATCTTGCACACTCTCCGTGACCGTATGCTATGGTAGATGGAGCAAAAGTTTTCTTTGTTGTGTGCTTATCTACACGAGTAATCGTGTATCCTTCTTTAATTTTTGCTTCAAGTCCTGCTATGTCCATTCGATGAACTGGCTTTTCTTCTGGCTTAATCATAACTGTGTGCAGTAAATTTTTCGTCATTAATTTTCTCGTTTCTATTAGTATAAGTATAGCAGACTATCGAGTTATATATTTTAACGCAGACACTAGATTATTAATAGATTCTGCTGCCGTATAATAAAGATTTTTTTTACCACGATCTGACTTGTCAACATTAGCCATCCATGTAGCCTTGAACGCCATCTTAGCAGCAATTGCCTGAAGTCTTACAATTTCAACAGTAGCCACATTTAAAGGAATGTCTGGCTTAATGATGATTTTTGCAATAAAAGTTAATGCTGTGGTTAGTTCTTCGTCTTCCATGTAGTCTGCAATCTCTGCAAGACCATTTACCATATCTATTGTTGTGCCTTCATTTTGCATTTAGTTTCCTTTTTTAAGAACTTTTAAGTTTAAAAGTGCGTCTTCTTTTGCAAAAAAATCTTTATTATATTGTGCAAACACTGGATCTGCTTGCCAAGTTGCCAGTCTTTCTTTTCTTTTTTCTGGATCACGAGAAATATTATTTAACTTTTCAAAATCTTCTCTTGTTGCAAAATGCATTGTTAAAACCTCAGTCTTGTCTCCTTCTTTAAACAAGACAGGTTCTCTCCAGTGTACTTGACCAGCACCCCAGAATATAAGAAGATCTCCGTACTGAAGATTAAAACTTTCACCCTCAATTACTATCGGCCAATCAATATTACTATCTAGTTGATAGTCCATAGTCATTTTTGTAAAATAATTATCTGAATCATAGTGTACTGGTAATTTTGGATTTGTTGAGCCGTGATGTTCTTTTGTATAACTTAGATAACTGTTGTGAGACATAAATACTGTCTCTCCGATCATCTCTGATGCAAAAGATTCAAGTTTGGCCTGGATGCTTGGTGGATACATAAGTTCTATCTGCATTCTAGATAAGTCTGGAAGAATAAGTGGAGAGTGAAATGCTGATAAATTTTTAGCATTTTTTTGATACTTCACTATTGCAAGTATCACCTCTAGTTCTTCTTCTGTAAAGAAGCCCTTTATGATGTGTGGCTTTATTTCGTTTTTTGGTGAGTGTCCTGTGTCCATAATACTATTATACACCATCCTCTGAAAGTTGTTCTAGTATGCTCATCTCAATTATGGCAAGTCTTACCTTTGAATTACCCTCGCCGATTACTACAACAATGGCTGGATCCTTTCCATTTTTCATGGCATCTGTAGTAGCCTTAGCCCAAACCTCTTTATTTAAAGTAAAGGATTTTCCAACTTCTTTAAAGTCTACAACAAAGTTTTTCCAGGAAGCATCCCCCTTTTGGGTGTTACGACCAGAGTTCTTGTGCTGTTTAGCACCTATACGTTTCGACTCACTCTTCTCCGTCATTACCCTTCCATTTCTGCTTACCAAACTTTACAGTACTTAAATGTTTGTTTACACACATCCAAGTTGCTGTCTTTGTGTCTGGGTAAAGCCTTAAAGACTTAACCTCAGTCTTACACTCATGACAGGTAAACTTTCCGTAGTATACAGTGAAATTAGCCACTTAGTTTTGCCTTGATTGATTCTTGCAAGTCAAGATCCTCTCTCACACGATTAACAAATGCTTCTTTGCCCTGAACTTTTGTCCCGTCAGGAAGTATGTACCAGGCCCCTGTACGCTCTACAATACCGTTTAACTCTGCTGTAGTAACCAAGTCACCAATGGTATCAAGACCAATATCGTCACCTCTAAAGTAAAAATCATACTCACCAGACTGGAACCCTGGAGAGGTTTTTGAGAACTGGAGTTCCCACTTAATAGTTCTACCAATCTTTTCTTCAATTAATTTATCTCCTACCTTGATCTTGCCCTTAATCGCTTGATTGTCTGACTCTGAAGAAAAGAGTTTAATAATACATGAGGAATAAAACTTAGTAGCCTGACCACCAGAAGGCTGC